GCAGATACTTCACCAAGCCTGAGAATATTCCAGAACAGGGGCCCGGCATACAAGAACAAATTGCTATGAAAGATATTGAACTTAGAGAACGTGAGACAGCAGCTAATGAGGCTGAGGTACAGATCAAGGGAAGGGCGCAGTCATTGAAAGAGGAACAGCATAAACTAGAAATGGCGAAGTTCAAGGCAGATAACGAGTTCAGAATTGCTGAGCTTACTTTAGAATCAAGGCAAGAGCGTGGTGTCAAAATAGGTAACGATTAATCATGGCAGATCAAAAAGTTGTCAATCTATTTAAGTCTACAAATGAGGGCTTGATTGAAGTTCTGGAATCAACATTGGTACTAGCTAAGAAAGGGAGAATTAACGGTTTCATATTTGTAGCGCAGACAAAGGACTCAGATAATATCTCGTTAGTGACCAAGACGATGGATGACTTATTCCGTCTAAATTACACTTTGGACTTACTCAAAGAAAACATCCTTCACCCGGAAGAGATAGATGATTGAAACCGATGTAATTGCAAAAGGTCAGAAAGCTGCTACATTTCTGAGTGACGGCTTATGGGAAACACTGAGCCACGATATTAACGAGAAGTTAATAGATCAGATCAAGAAATCTTTACCTGAGGATAAGGATGGCAGGGAGTACTGTTACTACATGATGAAATACATGGAACTCATTCAAGAGTTACTTGAGAAGTACTCTTTTGATGGGACTGTAGAACAAAAAGATAAGGATAAGAGCTGGGATGAGTGAAAATGAAACGGCAACAGCTAAGGAGTTACCGGTAGAGTATTTCCTAATAGCGGACATATTAGTCAGTGCGGTGATTGGCGAGTTACGTTCTAAGCCGTATGAAGATGTTGCAGGAATGATCAGGATGCTTGCCACCTTGAAACCTGCGAAAACAGAGTCTAAAATAATTGTGGAGAAGTAAATCATGAGCGAAGAGACCAACCCTGTATTGGGAGTCAATTCCGAAAGTGATGGTATTGATAAAGTCGTAGAAGCATTGAACAGCGGCCTGATGTCAGACTTGTTTGAGCCTGAAAAGAAGGAAGTTACAACCAATGATGATGCGGGAGAAAGTGAGCAAGGACAGTCAGAAGAGGTTGTGGTAGAACACACCGAACCTGATACCGGTGAATCGACCGGCACGGAAGAAGGGCAGCCTGACGACAAAGACGCAGGAACTAAAGTCGAAGAGACTCCTGATACCTATGAGGTAGATGGTGTGGAGTACACTCTGGATGACTTGAAATCCGGCAACCTACGTCAAGCTGACTATACTAAGAAAACTCAGGAGCATGCTGACAACGTAAAGCAATTTACGGAACAGTCAGATGCTGCGAAAGTTAGACTAGGCGATATGCTTGGTACGGCGGAGTCATTAGCTTATGCTGATGCGTTACCCTTTCAGAACCTTGACTGGGATGCGTTGAAAGCCGATGACCCGGAAGAGTATCAGGATAAACGTGCTGCATTCAGTGAGATTCAAGACCGTTACCAAAAGGTCAAAGCTATCCAAGCTGATATGGCAAAAGACGCTGCTGAAAAGCAAGAAGGGCAATTAAAAGTGCTTATGCAAGAGCAAGGTGTATTGCTCAAACAAGCCATCCCTGCGTTTGCCGATAAGGAAGCAGGCCCTAAGTTAAGGGCTGAACTTACTGAGTATGGTAAGTCAATCGGTTATACCGAGCAGCAGTTGGGTAGTGTTATCATGCACACTGACTTAGTGGTGCTACAGAAAGCGATGTTGTTTGATCGTATGCAGACTAAGAAAAGTAATGTGCTAGATAAGAAAGTTCCAAAAGACCTACAAAAGGTTATGCGGAGAGGTTCACCAGCCAATATCGAAGCAGAAGCCCAGTCCAAAGCAGAAGATTCATTTCAAACTGCACTTAGTTCACATAACTCGGATAAAATCATTGACGCCTTATTCAATAAGATGGAGTAGGGTACAACTTAACTTTTTAGGAGGGCATCATGCCTGCTAATAGTACAGAAACCTTCGACTTAGCTGGTCTAAGAGAAGACTTGATTGACGCGATTTATAACGTCGATCCAACAGAAACGCCTTTTATCTCCAATACTGGTAAAACAAAGGCAGACGCAACCCTGCATGAATGGCAAACAGATACGCTGGCTGCACCAGCAGCTAATGCCGTGGAAGAGGGTGCTGTAGCCGCATTCACTACCGCCGCCGCAACCGTTCGCCTAAACAACCGTACTCAGATCATGACTAAAACAGTCATTATCTCTGGTACTCTTGAAGCTGTGAACAAAGCTGGCCGTAAGCGCGAGATGGCGTATCAGTTGATCAAACGTGGTCAAGAGCTGAAACGTGATATGGAGCATGGCCTGTTAGGCTTGGCTGGCGTTAAAGTAGCTGGTGCCAATGGTACTCCACCTAAGTTCGGTGCTATGCTGGCTTGGTTAGCTACTAACAGTTCTGCCGGTGCTGGCGGTACTGAACCCTCTCCTGTAGATGGTTCTGATGCCCGTGGTGATGGTACTCCGCGCGCCCTTACCGAAGTTTTATTTGGTAACGTAATAGATAATATCTATGCAAGCGGCGGTAATCCAAATATGGTACTGGCTACACCTAAGCAGAAACGTGTCATCACTGGCTTTGACGGTAACGCAGGCCAAGTGCAACACATCAACGATGATAAAAGAGTCATCAATGCTGTGGATATGTATGTATCTGATTACGGCGTATTACAGATCGTTCCTCACCGCACCATCATGATGCGTGAACGTGACGTATGGATTCTACAGACTGATATGTTCAAGCTTGCATTCTTACGAGATATGCACACTAACGACATTGCCAAAGTTGGTGATGCGGAACGTAAACAGTTGCTAGTGGAATTCACGCTAGTATCTAAAAACGAAAAAGCCAGCGGCATTGTTGCTGACTTGAGCTAGGAGTTTTGGGGGTGTAAAAAACCCCCTTTTTTTCTATGTATAAATTCAAAACTGAATTTGAGTCCGGTATTGGCAGAATTAAAGAATACTGGTGGGATGATCTAACAGAAAAGATAACCATCAGGTATAGGGACTTTGGTGCCGATAAGGTTATTGCAGATAATAAAAAGCAAGCGATTGGTAACAAGGGCTTCGCAGGTGATAGTAAGCGAATGTTTCACTATGCCAGCATCCCTAACGGTGTCATTCATTCATGGCTCCAAGAGGGTATTGATATTTTCTCCAATGACCCTGATATGAAGAAAAAGGTTATACGAAAACTTGAAGACCCTGAGTGGAGATACCTCAAGGTCACTGAATCTAAACTATGGCGACCAATCGGGAGTAAAACGTAATGGCGTTAACGAACTTTACAACCATTAAACTCCTTGTTGAGACTTATCTTGATAGGATAGGTTTTACTGAAATCACGGATAATACCGAGGACTTTTTATTACTGGCCCATAAACGTATCATTAGAACTGTTCGTGCTCCTTGGATGGAGACTGATGTCGTACCCTCTGTGAGTACATCCACTGGTGAGGCTACACTACCTACTGACTACTTGGATTCTAAAACACTTATTTTTACTGATGCCTCAGAAACTGAAACTTCTGGATTACAGCGTAGCCCCCGGTACATAGTTGAAGCCGAGCAACAAAAAACAGCCCCCTGTAAATTCTACGACACGAACAGTTCTAAACTATATGTAGGCCCTAAACCAGCGGCAAGCGATACCTTTATACTGCAATACTATAAAGAACCTGTTGCTCTATCTAGTAGCAATGCAACCAATGAAATCTCTGATGAGGCCCCAGAGCTATACCTATATGGTGCCTTGATCGAAGCAGCTGTCTTTATGAAGGATGCTGAGACTACTGCAATGTATAAGGCTGAGTTTGAAGATGCTAAGTCTAGGGTTTCACAATACTCTGTTGTTGCTGAGAACTCAGGTAATGCTATGAATGGTCGTGGAACACCTTACTTACAAAAACATATTACAGTCGAAGCTCAACTTGATTTAGTTAGACAAGCACTCCAACAGGGTGGCAATCTATAATGGCTTTAAATAATTTTACAAATATTAGTCAGGCTGTTGAAGATTGGCTTAATCGTTCCGGCTTCCAAGACGTAACAAAGCACATCGAAGACTTCATAATCATAGGCCAGAGACGCATTATGAGAGAGGTACGCATTCCTCCTATGGAGACTGTAGTGACACTTTCAGTTGATAGCGTTACTGAGCCATTACCTACTGACTATCTCGAGTCTAAGACTCTTACAATCATTCAGACTGCGGGTAATGTGACCCTGCATAGAGCGCCTTTTGAACAAGTAAGGAAATTCACATCTGTTAACCAGCCTAAGTTCTTTGCAAGAGCGGGGTCTGATCTTTACTTCGGGCCACCACCGGGTCAAACTTACTCAATTGAACTTGTATATTATAAAGAGTTGGAGTTCATTTCAAGTACTGTTTCACAGAACTGGTTTTCACAGTTTGCAGCGGAGCTTATATTAGCTGCTGCACTGACAGAGGCATACCATTTCATGCAAGAGACAGCCTCAGCAGATAACTGGGATAGGCTATACTTGAGAACTAAGGGGTTGCTTGAAGAACAGCGTGATAAAGCTGAGTGGTCTGGTGGCCCGTTATCTGCCCGTAATGATGTATTAATGGATCAGCATTTTGTTCCATAGGAGAGATTGAATGAAACGTCACTTATTTAACCCGGTATTATCCAGAGCCTTAGCGGTCGGGGCTAGTGCTACGGTAAGTATTACAGATGCAGATGGAGAGTTAATAGGTTGTAATAAATTTCAAGTGGTGGTTGAAGGCTCTGGAACAATAACTGTTTTAGTTAAGTTCCGCGGTTCGACTACTTTTAAATCTATTACCACCGGCTTAACTTCTGCTTCCGCTCCTAGTATCGTTGAGCTTTATGATGTATTTGAACTCCAACTCACTGAGACTGCTGCGGCTACCGCCACTGTATTAGTTTCAGCCACACACGACTAAGGGAGTCATCATGAGTGTTGATTATAAGTTCATAGCCGATAATGACCCTAGTGGGGACTTGGAAGCAGCTTTTGCAACTATGTCTGCTGAGACAGTCAGCACTAAACCTAAACTACCCCTTACTTATACAGGGATAGCTGATAAAACAGACGTAATTAATGCAAACCTCTTAGCATCTAGAGTATCCGCTAGTTTACCTGACTGGATTCATGATGCAATGAAAGACAAAGGACTTGATATTAACAACCCTAAAGTTCAAGTCGTTATTAGTGATTCTTTGGGCTTATCTGATGTAGAAGCAAGAAAGATTCTCGACGCCGGTATTATTCTTGAACCTAAATACGGCGGTAACTTTAAAATCGGACATTTAAGTAACGCTCGACAAGCAAGGATTGATGGGAGAAAGTAATGACTATCGGTACAGACAGCGCAATTGATTTCTTTGGTACACAGGACGCCCTTGATGACGGATCAACTTCCGCTATTGTAGATGCTGCATTTTCAGTAGCGGCTGATATTACAGCTTGGACTAATGATGATGATGCTCCGATGGCAAGCATCGTTGCCTTCTTTGATTGGGCCGTCGCCCCAGATGCAAACTCAGTTGTTAATGTTTATGTCCGTTTAATGAATATTGACTCAACTAATGATGCTGAAACGCCTGACGCAAACTACACACATACATATTTAGGTAGTCTCCCTATTAACGATGTAACTACTAATCAATATATAGCAATTGATGTTAGCTTACCTAATACAGTCACAAGTCAAGTATACGAATTCTATTTTGAAAACAAAACTGGGCAGACTATCCAAGCTAGTTGGACTTGTAAGATTACACCTAAAACAATAGGCCCTCATGCGTAACAATGGAGGATTAAATGACATTACTTAAAACTCCAAAAAAATTTAATCCTATTTTTGGTAAACCGAACTTTAAACCGGCAGTTTCAGTAGTTGCTGATAGAGAGAATACTTCTGGTTTTAATCCAGAATTCTTATTTTATGCCGGTAATAAAGTGGACTTAGGTGGTGGGATAGCAATCCCTACCCAACCTTCTGCGGGTGGTATACCCTTGAACAAGGGTACTCTAGGCGGGCTAGGAACAGAGTTTCTCGATACCGCAACTAGCAATTTCTTAGAAGTTATTAATGGAAATCCTGCTGGCACAACTGAGATGTGTATAGTAGCAGTTATCATACCTAATACACTTTCAGGAAACCAAGTGTTATACCATAACGCCACATCCGCGTCTTCTAATAATACCGGTATGATTCTTTGGACAGATGATGATGGTTTTGCAACAGGTAATACTAATTGCTTGACTATCCGTGTAGAAACTGCCCGACAAGGAATCATTACTAATAGTCTAGAAGTTGACAAGCCGATGGTAATTGTTGTTGACTGGGTCGGTGGGACTGGCGGGTATTTAAGAACCTGGGTTAATGGTAACTTCAAAGAAGGTTTTGATTCGGGTACTAACCCCACCAGTATTACTTCTGGCAGTATTTCTAGACTCGGTGGTTTTGGTTCTCCATCACTTGATAACCTCAATGGTAGCATTTTGATGCTATCTATTTGTTCTACGGCATTACGAAGCGAAGCGAGAGGCTGGTCACTGTCTCGCGAACCTTATCAAATAGTTAAACCAATAGTAGCCGGTGCTTATTACACTACTTCTGTTGCACCGCCCGCTGCTGGCCCAATAGCAGGTTCATTAGGATTAATGGGAGTAGGTATTTAAATGGCTGACAATATTACTTTAAATGCGGGGTCTGGTGGCTCAACACTCGCTACAGATGATGACGGAAGCGCACATCACCAATATGTGAAATTAGAGTTTGGGGCTGACAATACTCAGACTAAGGTCTCTGCTAGTAATCCCTTACCTGTAGATATTATTGGTGGTACTGCGACACAATTAGAAGACTCCGCTCATACCAGTGGTGATACTGGTGTAATGACACTAGCTGTACGCAATGATAATATAGCTAATTTAACCAGCACCGATGGAGATTACGCACCACTTCAAGTAAACAAAGAAGGGGCTCTATACAGCACTCTACCAAGCGTTGTATCAGAAACAAATAATACATCTGTAAGTTTAGGTGCTAGTGCTACATTCCTCGGTACTTCCGAATTAAATGATTATTCAGATGTGCTGTGTACTGGCAAAGCTGACCAAACGGGAACACTATTTTTTGAATTTTCATCTGATGATATAACTTTTGAACAGTTCCCTGCCGCCGGTTTTGATATAGTAGCTAATACATTCTTTTTCCATACTGCTCTGAAAGCATCTAGGTTTTTTAGAATTAGATTTGTAAATAATTCTACTCCCCAGACTTCGTTTTTCCTTGATACCTTCTTCGGTACTTTCTCAAAGCTTACTAACGCTCCCCTAGGTACAGCCTTAGAGGCAAGCGCCGATTCTATTACTACTCATAGCGTTATTGCCGGTAAAGACGCCGGGAATAATTTTATAGATGTAGGTACAACCGCTGGTGGTAACTTACGAATTAGTCTTGAAGAAATATCCGACGGTCTTGATATAGGTGCTGGTAATGCAGGAACTGAAACCCAACGTGTAAGTATCTCTACAGACGATGTAAACCTATCTGCGATTAAAACTGCTGTTGAACTTATTGATAACTCAACTGTAGTCCTTGGGACGGATACTTATACCGAAGCTACCAGTTCTGGGACTGTTGTTGGTGCAGTAAGGAATGATAACCTTGCGTCACTAGCCGGGACTGACAATGAGTTTGCACCTTTACAGGTTAATACCGAAGGTGCTCTTTATGCTACTTTAGGTAGCGTTCAATCTACAGGAAATACATCTACTACTCCACTAGGTTCAGGTGCTACGTTTACAGGTACAGCAGAACAGAATGAATATCCTGATGTAATTGTAACTGTAACCACGGATAACCCCGGTACTATATTCTTTGATTTCAGCCCTGACGGTACTAACTTCTCCACTTTCCCACCAAACGGATTTGATGTTGCTGCCGGTATAGAAGAATTCCATACAGCTTTAAAAGGTGGTCGATTCTTCCGTGTTCGCCACGTTAATGATGCTGGCGCTCAAACATTCATGAGGTTACATACCTACTATGGTAACTTCTCTAAACTAACCAACACCCCCCTTAATAAGGCTATAGCCGATGATGATGATGCTGTAGTCACTCATAGCATTCTAGTAGGTAAGGATTCGGGTGGCACTTATAATAATATCGGTACTACTACCGGAGGTAACCTTCAAATATCCGTCAGTGAAATTTCAGATGGATTAGATATTGGAGCCGGCAACGCGGGTTCAGAAACGCAAAGGATGTCCATATCAACTGATGATGTAAACTTATCGGCAATTAATACTGCCCTTACAGGTACAGCCGCAGGCGATTTAGGTAAGGCGATTGATTCCGCTTCTGCTGGCACTGACACAGGTATTGCTGCTCTTGCAATTCGTGACGATTCCTTATCAACCTTAACACCAGTTGAGGGGGATTACGTCCACTTACGGGTTAACTCTACCGGGGCTTTGCATGTTACCGGTGGCGGGGGCGGCACTCAGTTTAATGTAGATGACGTAGCTGGAGGAACAGATGCGGGTACATTGGCATTGGTAGTAAGGGATGATGCGCTGACTACTTTAACTCCCGCCGATGGCGATTACACCCAGTTGCGTGTTAATAGTACAGGTGCACTCCATGTAACTGGAGCTGGTGGTGGTACTCAATTCAATGTTGATGATGTGGCCGGTGGTACTGATACCGGTACTTTAGCTTTAGTTGTTCGTGATGATACTTTAACCACACTCACCCCTGCTGATGGAGATTATACACAATTAAGAGTGAACTCTACTGGTGCGTTACATGCAATACTCTCCGCTAATAGTGGGGTGGATATTGGTGATGTAGACGTAACCTCAATCCTACCCGGCACCGGTGCTTTAAACCTTGGTAAAATT